CTTTTGCTGCTCTTAAAACCTGTTGTTCGTTTTCCCTGTATGCAGTTTTGGCAAGCTTTAAAGAAGTAGTATTTTGAACCTGCTTCTCGTTTATCTTTTTTAATTCATCAGCCTGTTGTTTGGTGGCCACTCCACTTTCATTGATGGCTTTTGTAAGTTCTTTTTCGTTTTTGTTTAGCCTCTTTTTTTCTTCACCTAAAGTCTTAACGCCTTTTTGTAGCTTGTTTAAGTTGTCTATTTCCTTCTGAGCGCCGTCAAGACTTACTTTTAATATTATTTTTTCTTCTGCCATTTCTTAAAGTTTATACATTTTCTGTAAGTTATTATCTAAACACGCTACGATCGCACCGTTCACAGTGCACATAATTTCCTGTGGTTCTGGTGGTGTTGGTACTATCGAATCAATGTTACCACTACCACCGTCAATTGTTACAGGTATGTAATCTCTAAACTTGACCAGCGTTATTGTGGTCATGGTTTCCTTTGTTACATTAAAGTTTTTTATACTATCTGTGATGTAATAGCCTCTTATTTCTGCTGGTTCGCTTATGAAGTAAGTCTTTGATAAATCCCAAGAACGAAAATCATACAAACTAAGGTTAATTTTTAAAGTTAACAGTGCAGTATCTTCAATGTTTGCAATTGTTTTCCTATAATAATCCCAAACTAAACCACGTTCACCGTCAAAGGTTAGTTTTCTATCTTGGAAGGTTGGCGTGTTTGCGAACTCTTCCATGATTGCCACCGTAACACTTAAAGGACTTGCGGTTCTTCTTGGTGTGTTTGATGTTGTGTACTGCCTCCCTCTTATAACCTGAAAAACCCTAAAGCCGTAATTATCGTTAATTGTCACGCCATTGTCGGCTTGCAAGTATTCTTTTTTTATTATCGAGGTACAAATTTCACCTGCATTTAAAAAGCCTTGTATTGATGCGCTTAGTAGTTGGGTGCTTAGTGTGCTTTGCCCTTTATCGAATCTTGTATTATTGCCTAAAAAGTACTTGAATTGACCGTAAGTTTTGTAGTAAATTTTGTTCCACTGCTCTAAATATTTATCGTTTGAATCGTCTTTGTACTTAAAAACAAGCTCGTTTTTGTAGTCGGTTAAATAGTTTAATACTGGTTTTGTGTTAAGATCAATTTTTTCTGTAATGTCAATTGCTGCTGTGCTGCTGTAAAACCTGTCTCGAGGTTCTATAAACACTTGCTTTCTGTTTACATCTACATCAAAGTACAAATTAAACATTGTTTTAAAATCCTGTAACAAAGAAAGGCATTTAATACCTGTTGGAATGTGGCTATTTATCCTAAACTCATCACCTATTGCAATGTCTGCTGTTGGTGTTATTGTTAGCTTTGTTTCTGCATTCATTATCACCTTCCAGAATTTGCGGCTTCCTGTGCTTCCTTGTATTCCTGCACCGTTTAAATATGTGTAACCGCTACCACCAAGAATGAAAGGCCTGTTTCTTCCTCCTGCATCATCATTTAATTCAAGGAAAATACTTACTCTGTCACCTTGAGCAAAAACAAACTTTCTAGACTGTATATTGCTTTGACCGTCACCAACAAAAGGGCTTTGTATCACATAAACAGGACTACCATTTATTGAAGTATTACCCGTGTTGTTTACGGATATTGAATATTTAAAACTTGGGGGTGCTGGGTTCGCTGCAAAGTTTCCACTTGAAAACCCTTGCCAGCCGTTTAAATAATTGTCATAATATTGCACAGCATCAAAACCAACTAAACCACCGTCTCTCTTAAAGTCAAATGATATTTCATAAGTGCCACCAAAGGGAGCCACAAATTCAGAATTTAAAATATCAAAATTACTACCTTGGTCAACTATTGGTGTCGTAATTAAATTAGGAAACCTATTAACTAGCACTTGAGTTTCAGCGGTTGGCGTTCCAATGTTTCCAACCGTTCCAGCCGTTCCCGTTGTTGCTGGCACTGTGTATTCTACGGCTTGGCCTGTTACTTCTGCTTCGTCTCTTGTTAATTGGAAATTAGGGTCAATCGTTAGCCCTAAATGCGAATAATCATTGTTAAAAGCGTCTTCGAATGTTATTGTGGGATTACCAAAAGAATCGGTGCCACTTATCCAATTTAAGTCTATCCAACGATCTGTTAAATGAGGCATTTGTCCAATCGTGTAGCCTATTTTTTCAAACATTGCCAAAATAATACTCCTGATATGTATTTGCGGCCTAAAATCTGCTGTTAATCCTGTGTTGTTTCTGTTAACATACGGGTAAATTAAATCACCTATAACATTGTCTGAACTTTGCACGTTTAAGGCTGCAAATCTTGCACTATCAAAAAGCTCTGTTGCGTCTTCTGATTTTGCGTGTGGTGCCCTGTAATCCCTCCAATTTAATTGGTTTAGGTTTACATCTTGCAACCTTTCCACCCAATCATTATTTAAGCCTTTAAAAACTAACTTGTAATCACCCTCGAATTCACTTTCAAACGCATAAAGGAATCCTCTGTCAATCTGATTTCCGTCTACCAATATAGAACACGCCTTTTTACCTAAAATGTCCTTAGATGAAGTAATAAAGCGCACACCATTTAACAGTCTGTTGTTGTTTTTTGTTTGTGGTGCGCTAAAATCTAAACTAAAAGAAGTGTTCCGCCTTCCTAAATTATTGATAGAAGCTATTGATTTAGTCAATTTTAACGCAAAGTCATCAGTATTTGTTAAATCTAATTCACCTAGCTGGTTGCCTTGGTCGTCAATAATAAGTATCTGTAAGTCCCTCATTTATTTAATTCCTTTTCGTGCGTTTGCCATTCTAAATTTTACCCTGAATAATGTTTCTGGTGAAAACTTGTCTTCTAGTGTGCTTTCATCGGTGATTATCTCAATTGGAAAATATTTTCCTGCTTGCGTAGTGCATTGTTCAGCAAATGTAAGTTTTAATATCGGTCTTAATTTTGCAACGCTTATAGAATAGAAGTTATTGCCAATCACAGTGCCATCTAAAAAAGTATCTGGTATTATTGTTCCTGCTTGTGTAATTGCGTTTGTCGATTTATCAATTTTTAAAACATTTGCAGCAACACGTCCCAAAATATAGGCATTATCATCAGGCATTAAAAATATTTTATAATATGCGCTTGTGGTTGTGTTTCCTGTATCGATTACGCTGTTTACGTTTGTGGTTGTATCTAAAACAAAAACCTTGTTTATTCCTACATCAATCATTAAAGCATAAATAATTCCGTTAGAATTTACAACCGCACTAAAAACACTAGTAGCAAGTAGTGGAGTGGAAATAGTTGTTAGCGTATCGTTTGAAATATCAAGCTTGTAAAATTCACCAGCGCCAGCACTAGGAATAAAATAAACAAAACCGTTAAAATATAAAGCTTGGCCGCCTCCGTTTGTAGTTCCAAAAGTTAATTCTGTGATCGTGTTTGTGCTAGTATCAATCTTAAAAAATTTATTTGTGCCGCTTTGAATGTTTGCATAAATAACACCGCTTGGAGTTATACAAGGCTTTCCGATTGAATCGGTCAAAGTTCCTATGTTCGTAAAAGTATCATTAATAGGATCAAAAACTAAAATGTCACTAGCTCCTGAAATATCATTCATGTAATAAATCTTGCCGTTCACATTTGATCTTATGCCAAAAGTATAATAAACAGCGTTTGGGTTTGCTGGGTAGGGGCTTGGTATTGTCGTGGTGGTGTCATTAGATAAATCGTACTTCAAAAAGTCTCCACTTCTTGCTGGTGCTGCATACGCAAAACCATTGCCGCCATCAATTAATTCAACATAACTAAGTTCTTCTGGTGTAGCTCCAAAATACTGGTCATTAGTAAGGCTATAAATACAATTTACTTGCTTTGATTTTGTTTGAATAGCCACCCTTTTATTCACAAGCATTTTACTTAACCATTGAACGGTTAATTCTGGAACCCTACCAGAAAACAAGTCATACTCATAATTATAAGCAGATTTGTAAACCAATTGCCCTACATCGGTGCTCAATGGTGTTACTGGTCTTACCTTCTTAAAAGTTGAATCTGTGTACTTTCCTACCCTGTTAATATTTCCTACAAACGAATAACTGTCTTGTGCTCCAAATTCATTAAGCCATGATAAGGTTAATTCCTTTTCACAAGCATCATTCAGTTCAAAAATCTTTGTCTCGCTTCTTATTGTAAAGGGGCTTGCTTTGTCTCTAATGTAAAAACGAACTTCATTAACACCGTTGGCAGTGTCAAAGTCGTAACGATAAGTCGCTACATCTACCCTCTGACCACTTGTAAGGCCTGTTATTGATCTTGTGGTAACTTCCACATCTTGATTCACCGTGTTAATTAAAACGCCATTTAAAAGCTCTTGAATAAGCCACTCTTGAAGGGGTGAAAATGGAGGCGTGCCAGCATAAGAAGATTGTAAACAGCTTACATGAACGCTTGTTTTGTCTCCTATTGGTAAAGGTGAAGGACAAGAGGTTAAAAGCTTGCTTGATGTGCTGCCAGTGCTGCCGCAATTGTAGTCTGATAAATTAAACTCTTCTATTTCAAACACATCTTGCGTCATATTTTTTACAATAAAATCTATATTGTAAGGCGTTGATAGTGTGTTGTTTATTACCTCTTTAAAACTACAAGCAACCAAACAGTTTTTTATCTGTGTAGCGTTTACGCCTGTTAAGGGTAAAAAAGTACCATCAAAATAATCTTTTACAATGCTGTTAACCTCAAAATAAAACTCATCCGTAGTGCCTATGTCTGGTAAGTGCTCCAAAGTGTGAAGAGGAACGCCAAAAGCCTGTTCATTGTTTATGTAGATTTCCATAATAACAGAATCCACATTCAATTGATCCGTTACGGCTTTTATCACAAGTTTTTCTGTGCTTATTTCGGTGCCTATTTTTGTGAGTGTTAATGCCATTATAAAGAAAAGTTTTTTTGTTGGTTTCTTACCGTGTTGCTTAGTGTTGTTGATACTTCTTTAGTGAACAAATTTAATAACATTTTAAAGATAGCCTTTGCACTTGAATCTAAAGTAACTTCTATAAATCCCTTTTTTTTCTCTCTAAACTGTACGGAACCTTCGCTAAATATTTTTTGTCTTATCGCAAATGCTAAACTTTTTATCTCCTTTTCACCTGTTGCAATTCCTTTTACCTCTACCCATTTAGCAAGCGCATAAGGACTTACTTTTACACCTGCTGGAACTCCTTTTTCCACTGAATCGGCATAATTTTGCGCATAAATACTTATAGTAAATCCCGTACCTGTTGAAGTTACCACGCTTCGCATAGTGTCTTGCAATTGGCCCGTTGCCCTGCTTCCTTGTTTTTCAATTGTTTTTATTAATTGATCCACTAAAAAATCACCTATAAGTTGCAAACCTTCTTTCATTTTATGGGTTTAATGGTGTGCACTCGCTTTTAATAGTTGCCGTAAAAGGTATAAATACTTGGACCAGCCTTGGATTATGAACATCTACACCAAAAAAACCGCTCCCCCAATCAATGCGCTGTGTCGGTAGTGCTTGCGTTTGTTGGTTAATGTTTCCTAGTACCTTCAAAGCTAATTCGTTCAACTCGCTTTGTTTAACATACACATCTTTTACAGCTCTTTCACCCTCCCAAAAAGTATCGTAAAAAAATAACTTTCCTTTAAAGGTTTGCTTTCCTGTTCTTCCGTTGCTTTGTTGCCCTATTAGTTCAAAGTCTGGTGATCTTTCAAATAGCATTGACGGGTATTGATTAGAGGCCGCCCCGTTGTTGTACCACACTGCGTCATAATGAAAGTTAAGCGAAGGTGTGCCCGTGTAAGCATTTGCAGCGTTTTTAAAGATGTTTACTAGATCTTCGTATGTCATTGTGTCAAATTTAAATTAAATACTTTTAAAACGTCAAAAGCAGGTGATTCGAAAACAGTCTCCAAAGGCGTTAAGTTGCCATGATTGAGTACTCCCGTTTCAGCCACTTTGAGGGCAGCAATTTCCCAAAAATGGTTCTTGATAGTAATTGATTTAGCCGTTGAGTGTGATACTCTTTCATTATTGGAACTGGTGGGTTCTTGGTCGTAGATAAGAGGAAATAATCTTTGTACTTCTCTACTAACTCGACAAAAAAAAAGTATGAAGACCAACCATAAAGCGCATTAATATCACCGAAAAACCCTGCCCGTTTTGCTACATCTTCACCGCTATCATTACCATCAGAATAAAGCAGTGCAAATAGTTGTATCAATGAAGGTATGCCGCCTTGGTTCTTGTTGTTTTCAATCATAGAGGTTAATTGGCTGCCTAGCATGAACTGTCTATAATTACCATTAGCAAATAATAGTTCTGCTCCTGAAATAGTCTTGAGTGGTTTAATAAGGCTATACTTTTTCCCTTTATGCTTAAAGTCTTTTAAGTCGATGTAGGTTTTCGGCTGGTGCATAAACATCTCACAATGATTGTATAACCATTCTACGCTTATATCGGTCAAATCACCGGCTTTAACTGGAATTAATCGCAATTCATCCACAATAAAATTACTAAATAAGCTGATCCACTTCATTTGAAACTCTAAAAGTTCGCTTTCTTTTACTTCGTTCTTTGAGTCTTTTAACAAATATCGTTTAAGATCAGGAGAAATAGTGCTCACATACTTGTATGCCGCTGCTAATTCGTTTAATGATACATCAACAAATTCGTCTTTTAGAGTTTTTGTTTTCCCGTTTGCCTTAAAGCTTAACATTTCCTAGACCTTTTTTGGTTAAAACTTCTGCCATAATACCATCAATGAAATATGATCCTTTTTGCAAGTGCTTGCTTTCCTTGGTTACTATAAATTCATACTGCTTTAATGGGTCTAGTTTAACAGCTTCTTTTTTTGGTGCTGGTTTTTTTCTTGGTGTTGCTTTCTTTGTCATGGTTTTTACGTTTGTGTTTGTGTAAATATAAGATAAAAAAAAGAGGTTTGTATTTCTACAAACCCCCCTTCCATCCAAACAAACACTTTTTAAGCCTCTTATGGAGTTTCTAAAGCTGCTTTCGCTGTTGCAAAATTACCTTTTACAAAACAAGGTCTATCATTGTGCTCCACGTAACAAACCGCCCTTACTTCACCACGAATGGTCTTGAAGTTTTTTACGAAGTTGTCAGCATTGTAGCCTATTTCAACTGTAAACCCTTTTTTGTAATCTACGTTTGCTTTTGTGAAGTCTCCCATTAGGAACTCACCAGCAGGAACCATAGTCGATTTAACAACTGGCACACCATCAAAGGACAAAGTACCTGCAATCATTTGCAATCTTTCAATGTACCTCTTGTCAGTAGAGGAAACTTTTTCCAATAACAAACTAGTAACATCACTAGGGTTCATAAAAATTGCAGTAGGCATTGCGCAATCTGCTAATTCAATCTGATTTTGTGCAACTGCTAAAACATCTACGTTGTTCGCGTTGTCAACTATTCCAGCAAAAGCACCAGCGGCAAAAGTAGGCGCTACGGTTGAAATTCCTTCCAAGTTCGGGGAAACTCCATCACCATCATACACATACTTTTCTAAAGCCAAGCGTACTTTTGTTGTAAGCTTGTTATTCACTAAAGAAACAACGCCCTCAACATCTTCTAACATTTCGTCAGTCGCAACGATGTAAGCGGTAACTTTTTCCACTTTGTTTGATCCTACAATCAACTCAAAATCAATTTGATTCTTGATAGCACCTTCAGCAGTTGAAGCGGCTGCGCCTTCTTCGTTAGCAACGTAAACCCATTCTTTGATATTGGAACCAATAGAACCAGAAGAAACCAAATCCAAAAGAGTTACCGCCCTTTCGTTTACATCTCCAATTACTGGATTTCTGTCAGCCTGTGGAATCTGGCCAGTAGTGTTACCACTCAATGACATATCACCAACCGCCTTGTTCACTGTGAACCTTACATTCTCCCTTGATTCACCTTTTGCGATTTTAGAAATAGCCTCTTTGTTTTCGAGCACTTTGTCTTTTACGGTCACTTGCTTTTCTCTTACCTCTTCGCTTGTAAGTCTTTTCATCAAGATACCTTGATCCTTCAAAACTTTTTGCAATGCAACGAACTGTTTTGTCATTGTATCACTAAGCTCACTTTTCAAAGCTGTAATGTCTTCTTTTGACGCTTTTAATTCGATTGCTTTTTCGATTTCTTTCTTTGATGCTTCGTTGTAATCATTGTACAATTCTGCTTGCTTGTCTGCTTCTAATACAGAAACATCGCTCACCCCTTTTGAGGTTAAAAATTCACTAAACTTCATTTTTTTGCTGCCCCTTTCAAGGTCTTTTTTTGGTTAAAACTTACTCATTGTTGTATAAAACGACGGCTTTTTAGTTTTTCCAGTGCTGAAAGGCGGCTGCTTCTTCGTAAAAGTGTCAACGTATTGCTTACAAATATTATTAAAAATTTCCTTATTCTCTATGTTTTTGGCTAAATAATCGAACATTTTGATCGCTTCATCGTCATTTTTTAAGCTTTTGTTGTTATCAAATATGCCTGTTAATGGGTTTGAACCTTGCAAAACTGCGCTTGTTTCTTTGAGTTTAGCCTCCTGCACTGCAAAAAAGTACCCTTGCTTTTCTACTTCGTCAGCGTTTCCGATTTGTGGTAAGTACTTTCTGTAAAGTGCATACGCTTCTTTGTCGTCTTGGTTGTCTATTGCTAAATCAATCTTAACATAGTACATACCAACGCTGTGCTGGTTTATTCTGTGCTCCTTGTATTCATTAAAAACTAGCTCGTTCTTTGCTTTCTCGATTTCTACATCTAACAAAAGCGCCTGTGTATCTAGTGGTGAATTGTACCCGTAATAAATGAAACGCCCTTCTTGCTCGTAGGCTTTCATGATGTTACCTGTTTGCGCTGTCACTTCGAACTTATGATCGTGCAACAAAAAAAGCTTTTTAGTTTCCTCCAAAGACTTTTTGAATACGTTGTTCAAATGCACATCATCGTGTGAGTCCATGTAGTTGTATGTGTTTGCAATTACGGTCCGATAAACAGCATCTTCTTTATCTAATGGCAAATCACGCTCCAAAAGTGCTTTGTTTGGTTCGTCTTCTTTCAAGTTTTTTAGTATTGGGTTTAATACAGGTGCGTCACTAAACTTCAAAGCGTTCTTTTTTAAAAGTAAAGCTTCTTTTTTGTCTCTTGTTGCTTGCTTGATTGCTGCTGTTCTTTTGTCGCTCATTTTTTTACCAGTTTTTTATCGTTTGCTTTCTTCTTTTTTTCTTCTAACATCTTTTTAATGTCTTGCAGTTTGTTGCTTTTTATCTTTTTATCCATTGCTTTCGAGTCCTAAGTCACTTCTTAACGCTGCTTTTTCTTCTGGTGTAATGTCGTTTAATAATAATGCACTAATATTATTGGGTAAGTCTCTTAAAACGTCTGCCTTTGTCCTTGAAAGTGCTTCAATCTCGTCTTTTGCTATCTTCAAATAATAGTTTTGCCCTGTTAGTATATTGATGTTATTAAACAAATGCTTTTCAAACTGATTTATAAAATGCTCAACGTTTGGAAGTACTGCATTAACTTGAAACGCTCTATTTGCTTCCTTGTAATTGCTGTATGTGTTACTTTGATAATCACCAAACAATTGAGATGGTAAATTTAACGCCCTGCATACGCTCCTTATGTGTGGTAATTGCGTTTCGATGATCTTCATGTCGTTGGCGTTCATTCCTAACTGTGTGAAGTCTACTGCTTGTTCCACTACCTCAACTTTATTAAACTTGTCAGCACCTCCCGTGATACCTACAAAAGCCTTCCGTACTACCTCCATAACACCCTTAGAGAAACCAAGCGCACCAGCATCACCACTTGCAGCCTTTGGACTTATTAAGCCGCTTATGCCTCTGTTTTTTAGCATTGCTTTTTCTGCTGTTGCCCTGTTGTTTGATGCGCTTACCACCTCCCACACTGATTGAATAGGGCTTAAACCGTTCTCGCTTTCTTGTATTGCTGAAGGGTCGTAGTATTCAATTATAATTAATTCCTCACTGAAATACTTATGCACAGATTGATTATCTGTAAAATCGTAGTAAGGTGTATCTGCAAAAAAGCTTACATTAATTTGTGCAGGTGTTACTTGTTGAGTCGGTAAAACCCAAAGCTCGTCAGCTTGGAACCCTACAATTTCAGATTTTTTAAGTGTGTACGCTTTACCATGAAGAAACAAATTAATAAAAAGTTGATACATGGATTCATATTTCCCGTATTTCTTATTCCAGTTATCGTAAAACATTTGATAAATAGGGTCGGTATCTTCCACCACGTTATCGCCATTCATAAGCCTAATAGGAGTCGAGGCGCAAGCATGAGCCAATGAACTTACACATGAATAAACAAGCTCATTCCCTAAAAAACCCTCTTTTACTATTTCATCTGGTGTTGCTTTCTTATAGTTATACCCGTTAATTACGTTCCAAAATTCAGGTGTCTTTGTTTTGTCTCCAAATATGTTCATGACTATAAAAGTAATA